GGCGGGCTCTCCTGTTGTTCCTCGACCTTCCCCTAACGCAAAGCAAAGCCGTTTTCTCCCCCCAAGGTTGAAACTTATGCCGGCAAAATGCCGCAATCGGCCAGGGCGGTGACGATCTGCGCGATCGCCGTGCGCGCTTCGGCATCCACCGTCGTACCGCCGGAAGGGGCGGCCGGCACGGCGGCCATGGTCCACGCACCGCCGCGAAAAAGGCGGAGCTGCCCACTCGACCGGTCGAGCAGCACCATGCCGTCACGCGGCGCGGCGAACAGCCAGTCTCCGGCCGACCGGCAGGCCAGTTCGCCGGCATGATCATGCCATGAACCGGTCGGCGCATTGCCGGCAAGCCAGCATTGCCCCTCGGCCGGGGTGGCGGGCGGATCGTTCGCCACGCCTTCGATCGCGGGATGAAGCAAGGCGTCGATCAGGGCATGGGCTTCGTTGACGGTGAATTCCTTCCCCGCCTGGCCGGTGAAGAGCAGCGGCAGACCGTGGCGCGGGCTGGTGGAGGTAAAGACGATCGGATCGGGCATGGTCGGTCTCCGTTGGAATCAGGAAAGTGTGGCAAGGAACAGCGGGTCGGATTGGGCAGAGCTGCCGATCTGGCGCACCCAGACATCCGCGCCGGGATGCGCGATCCGCAGCGCGGACACAGCGTCGCCGTCGATGAGGAGCGCCGGCTGGCCCACCTGCCAGATGGCGAAAGGTGAATTTACCGGGCCGATGCCGACGCGATAGCTCTCGGCCTGCTCGGCAAGCGGGACATCCACTTCGTCGGGCCAGCCCCGCGCTCCGCGCGCCCGGCGGGTCCAGCGGAGCGAAAGGCTGCCATCGGCTCCATGCGCGGCCCGCGGGTGAACCGGCGCGGGCGGGCGGAGCGTGAGGCCGGGATTGGCGATCGCCGCGTTGACCGGCGCTGCATCCCCCGCGCCGATGGCGGCGATCGAGACGTCATGGGAGAATCCCACTTGGGCCGGGTTCAGCCGGGCCGGCGTGCCGTCGAGCAGGACGAAAGGCGTGCCGGCGGCATGACCGGCGAGGGCGGCCTGTTCGGTTCCGTCGCGTCCGCGCAGCAATCCCTCGATGCGCCAGCGGCCCGATCCGAGCGACGCGGCGCTGGCGAACTGGATGATCTCGCCGCCCAGCAAGGCCCGGTTCGCCCCGTTCGCAAGGCCGGCGATGCCAGTGCCGGTCAGGACGAAGTCTTCGGAAAGCAGGTCGATTTCGATGGCGGAGCGCGCTTCGAGGCGCATCGCCGGCGAAGGCGGCACTTCGCCCCACGTATGGCCGATGATGCAGCGGCGCGCACCGCTGCTTCCCAGCGCGATCAGCTCTCCGCCGTGATCGGCATAAAGCGCCGCCCCGCGCCAGCCCGCGCTTTCCGAGCTGGCGGCGGCGAACTGGGCGGGCCTGTCGCTCGCACCGGCGCCGTCCCAGGGCAGTTCGAAGGCTTCGAGCATCGTCGGCGAAGCGACAAGGTCCGGCGGCGGGAGGAAGCTGCCGGCATCCGCCGGGGGCTGGCGCGCGGGGCCGCGGGGGAGGCGCTGCAATTCGAGCTCCACCCCGTGATCGCGCCATTCCCAGCTGGCGATCCGCCATAGCCCGGCATGGCCCGGCGCACGCACGATCATGCCGGGGGCAAGGGTCGGATCAAGCTCCGCCATGCGCCAGGCCAGCCCTTCCAGCGCCCAGCCCGCCTGTTCCGCCGCGGCGTTGATCAGGGCGCGAGCGTCGCCCGCGGCCAGCGCGGCGGGCAGCTCGATCACCGTGCCGGCCCCGGGGCGGGGGCGCCCGGCGGCACGCTGCAAGCCGGACCGGAAATCGCGCGCCGTGTCGAAATAGCGCAATGCCACCGGGATCTCGGCGGAAGGCGAGGCTCTGCTGTGCCGCCGCCCATCGGCCCGGCCGAATTCGTCTTCGCCCGCTGCTGATGCCGGTTCGGGGAGCAGCGGCGCCTCTTCCGGCAGGGCGTCCGCGGCACGGATCGCCAGCCTGTCCGCCCCGGCATCGAGCGCCATCGGCCAGGCTGCGTCGAGCGCGGCCAGCGTTTCGGAAAGCGGCCCGCCTTCCACGCTGAAGCCCTGCAGCCCGGCCAGCGGTCGTTCGGCAAGGAAAGGCTCCGCCATGGGGCGCAGCATTTCCGCCAGCGTCACTTCGCCATTGTCGGCGATCAGCTCGAATGAAAGCGAAGGGATGCGATTGCCGAAATCGGCGAGGTCGAGATCCTCGAACACGGCATAGGCGGTGTGGCGGAAGGCGGGGCAGGCGGCGCCCTTGTCGGACGCGATCAGCGGGTCGACGGGCTGGTCGCCGTGGCCGCGATGGATGTGCAGCGTCCCGCCCGCCTTGAGATCGCCCGCTTCGCCGCGCAGCAGGCTGCCATCGGCCCAGATGCGCCCGACATCCAGGATCGGGCGGCTCGACAAGGCGACTGCGAAGGACACCGAATAACGATAGAGCGTCACGCCATCGCGTTTCTCGCTGCGTTCGACGAGGTCGGTCGCCCAGATCACCGATCCGGGCGCGCGCATGTGCCCGTGATGGCGCGGGATCGGCGTGCCGTAGCTGGAGGTGGTGACCGACAACTCATCGAGCCGGGGGCCTTCGCGGTGCGGCGATCCGATGATCGCCCGGTCGATCTGCCGGCCGGCCAGGGCGCCGAGCGCGCCGCCGATGGGTCCGGCCGCCAGCGTGCCGACGGCGGCGAGAAGCAGGGTAGCCATGGGTTTCAGCTTTCGGTTGGATCGAGGCGCCAATGGCGCAGGATCGGCCATGGGATCGGCCCCGGCGTGGCGACCACGCGGCGCAGGCCCGCATGGGCATGGATGAAGCCGCCGCCGATCGCGGCGACCAGCAGATGATGCTGGGCCGGGCCGCTGCGGACGAGGAGCACGTCGCCGCAGCGAACGGCTCCCGAGGCGGTGCGCAGGCCCAGCCCGGAAGCGAAAGCCAGAGCATCGGCTATGGCGCTGTTGCGCAAGCCGTAGCGCGTGGGCGCCGCGCCCGTCCGCCCGATCGCGGCCAGCGCCGCGACCACCAGCCCGACGCAGTCGAGCGCCATGCCGGGCTGCCGCCCGTGAAGCCGGAACGGCGTGCCGACGAGCGCTGCGGCGGCTCGGGCCAGCCTCTCGCCTTCCCCGCTCATGTGCCGGACGCCAGCGGATAGCGGGCAAGCACGTCGTTGCCCGGCAGGAACGGCTCGCCCTGGAAATTCGCGGCATTGCCGAAGCGCGCGGCGCAGGTCGCCAGCGTGTGATCGCAGCCTTCGCGCAGCAGCGCCCGCATGCCCGGCGCGACGGCGGGGTCGAGCGCGATATCGAGCATCAGGCCCTCCGCATCGGCTTCGACCACCGCCATCGAAAGGCCGGCCTGCGGCCCATCGATCCAGCGCAGCGAGCCGCCGTGCATCGCCTCGGGCGCAGGGCCGCCGGCGAAGATCACGCGGTTGTGCTCCGGATCGAGCGAGGCGACTTGCGCCTCATGCGTGAAGCGCGCCGCGCTCAGCGTGCAGCCGGGTCCGCAGAAAAGGGCGCGGCAGGTGGGGCTGGTGCGGGGGATCGGATCGGCGTCCAGCGCGGCCTTGGCCGATCGCATCCCGGCCGAGAAGCTTCCCGCTTCCTCCGCGATTGTCCCGATCTCGCCGCGATAGAGCACGGCATGCTCCAGCGTTTCCCAATCCACCGCGCCGATCGCGATCCGCGCACCGTCGAACCGCCCGGCGGCGAGATCGGCCTGCGCTATCGAATCGTGCGTCAGCGCGCCTTCCACTTCGACGCTGTCCGGCTCCAGGCTCGCATTGCGGCGGATGGCGGTGGGCAGCATGCCGGGCGCGGCGCGGTGGAGCAGGCCGCCGAACCACAAGTCGCGGTCGTGGCTGGTGAAGCCCAGCGCCACGCCGTCGGTCCGCTCGATGCGCCAGAAGGTCGCCACGCCTTCCAGCTCCTGATGGAAGAACACCTTGCTCATGCCGCCTCCCTGATCTCGATCAGCGGCACGCTAGGCGCTTCGCCGGCGGCGAAGGCCGCGCCGGTGATGTCCAGCCGGTCTTCGGCGAAGCGCACCGGCACGTCGAACAGGAAGCCCGCGCGGACGATCGCGCCTTCGGGCGGTGCGCTCGCCAGCGTGATCACGCCGCCGGGGCCCAGGGTCCAGCCCGCGGCCTCCACGCCGTCCACGCTGACCTTCACCGTGCCGGGGCGCGGGCGGGTGATCGGGCGCATCTGCGGATCGCCTGCGGGGCCGTAATTCTTGACCAGCCGGAAGCTGGCGGTGAGCCCGTCGCCGGTGCCGATGCGCTGGTCGAGCATGGTGGGCGTGCCGGTCATGCCGCTGGAGCTGTGGTCGTAAGGGTCCGCGATGCGGAAGCCGCGCGCCGCCCCGCGCCGGGCGCGGAAGAAGGCGATCAGCGTGCCCAGCTCCGCCTCGCCCCGGATGCCCGGCCCCACGTCGAAGCGCAGCCGCGCGTCGCTCCACAGGCTCGAACGGCGCTCATGCCCCGAAGCGGTGACGGTGACCGAGGTGGAAAATTCCGGGCTCACCCCGGCATCGCGGCCGAGCGCGAGCGGATAGAGCAGATCGTCGAAAGCCTGCATGTCGTCTCCTTGAGATGGTGCGAGGCGGGTGTATCCGTCGCGCGAAACCTGCGGCAGCGCCCAGACGAAGCGCTGCGCGATGCCGCGCCGGGCGGCCTCTTCCAGCCCGGCGTCGATCCGGCGCCAATAGGCGTCGGCATCGTCGGCCAGCAGGACGAAGCCCGCGAAATAGTCCTGCCGGTCGAGCGGATAGCCGAGCCGTGCCTGCACCGTGGCATAGGCGCCCTTGCGCAAGGCTTCGGCCCCGGCGGTGAGCCAGTCGTAATCCTCCAGCTGCAGCCGATCGAACGCGGGCCAGGCCCAGGCGGCGGGCATGTTGGCGCGGCGCAGCTCGGGCATGGCGGGATCGAGGATGGTGGGCGTGAAGGCCCGCAGCAGCACTTCCGCCCCGGCCCCGCCCGCCGCATCCCGGATCGCATCCGTGAGCGCGGCGGTCGATTGCGCCAGCAGTTCCCCCGCATCGTCCAGCAGCGCGATCTGCGCCGGGGAAAGGGCCGCGCGCATGTCGGGAATGGCAGGCGGGCCGCCGCCGAATGCGGCTTTCGCCGCATCGTCGTAAAGGCAGATGCGCCCGTCGGCCATGGTCCACCACCACGGCTCGCCGATCTGGAACAGCACGGGCAGCCCGGCGGAGAGCTGCAATCCCACGAAGTGCGCGGCGACCGCGTGCAGCCACGCCATCGCCTGCACGTTGGCGGGGGACAGCAGCGCCGATGGCGGCTCCCACCCGGTCCGCGCCGGTTCTCCATCATGCGCGCGCTGCTGCCAGGCGGCCGGGCAATGCTCGGCGAACAGTTCGTAGGAGAGCGAGGCGATGGGCTGATATCCCTGCGCCGCGCACAGGGCGAAGTAGTTCGCATGCCATGCCGTCGCGGGAGTGCAGACGGTTCCGGCGGGATCGGCCAGCAGCACATCGCCGCTCCGCACCAGCCGGAAGAAATGGCTCATCCCCAGATAATGGACGATCCGCCCGCGATAGCCGAGGCCGCGGATCGAGCGCAGGATGCGCGCGGGCGTCTGGTTGTAGCCGTCGTCATAAGCCGTCGCGATGCCGACATCGTGTGGCGGCAGCAGCACGTCGCTGATCTCCAGCACCGGCCGGTGGCCTTCGCAGGCGATGCCGGTCAGCTCCACCCAGCCGTCCACCCGCGCTGGCAAGGGCTCCCCCGGATCGAGCCCTGGATCGTAGCCCGGCGGCGCGAGCGAGACGAACATCCGGTCGATATCGGCGGGATGCACCGGGTCCGGATCGCCTGAAATGTCCCACCCGCCCGAAAGCGCCGAGAAGGGCAGCACGATATCGGCATCCTCGGGCGAGCCCTCGGCATAGTTCCACAGGCGGACATACCAGCTGCGCGCTGCGCCATTGGCATCGCGCCCTTCGATGGTCAGCGTCGGCCCGTGGACGGCATCGAGCGGCAGGATTCCGCCCGAGCGCCAGCGGAAGCGCAGGGTGGTGCGCGCATAATCGCGGCAGGTTTCGTAGGCGAGCAGCGGATGGTCCAGCCGGTCCTCGCTCTCCCAGATCAGGCCCGCCAGCTCGTCCGAATTGTGGAACTCGGCCTCAACCCGCAGCGAATCCGCGGCCGTCGTGACGACGCTCGCCATCATCGGGCGGGGAAAGTCCACCGTCCAGAAGCGCGGATCGAAGCGCTGGATCCAGTCGGAGGCCTGGCCCCGGCGCTGGGTTGCTAGCCAGAATGGCATGGGATGTTCCTTTGGTAACGTCGTCATTCCCGCCTGCGCGGGAATGACGAGGAGGCGTAGTTTGGTCTCTCAACGCTCCATCAGCACCCGCCGTACGGAGCTCGCCACCTGGCGTGCGGAGCGGCGCAGGGCGGTGGGGGCAGACATCCCGCGTGGAGCGGCGAGCTGGATCGCCACGCGCACTTCGCGCGGCGGCGCGGCGGCGGAGGGTTCCACTCGCCCGGCGCTGGCCGGAACGAACAGCTCCGGCCCGTTTTCGCCCACGCGATAGGGGCGTCCTGGTGACACCGGCCCGCCGGTCGCCCGGCCGGGCAGGCCGAACAGCCCGCCGATCGCGGCGCCCAGCAATCCGCTCAATCCACTCGCGCCGCCACCCGCGATCGAGCCGAAGCCGATCCGCAGCGCCTGCGCGGCGATCTCGTCCAGCGCGGAAAGGGCCACGCGCCGCAAGTCGCCGAAGCCCAGGCTGCCGCGGCGGATCGCCGAAAGCAGCCCGCGCTCCAGCACGTTTCCGGCCCGTTCGAAGCCGCTCACCAGGCTCGCGTCGAACGTGCCGCGCATCGCCTCCATGTCGGCGGCGAAGCCGCGCGTGTCGGCGCGCACCTCCACCAGCAGGGTTTCGATTTCGTCATCCATCGCTTTCGCGCTCCATCATCCGTTCCAGTTCGCCGCGCGTCAGCGGCGGGGGCTCCCCCGTCGCTTCGGGGGTGAGGATCGCCGCCAGTTCCGACGGGGTGGCGCTCCAGAAAATATCGGGCGGCCAGCCGGTGAGGCGCGGAATCAGCCCCGCCAGCCGCGCCGCCGCATCGGCCAGCAGCGCGCTCATCCGCGCCCTTTCAGGATCTCGCCCAGCAGGACGCGCAGGGGCTTGGTCGCCTGGGCGAGGCCGATCGCGATCACCGCGTCGCCCACCTGCTCGCGAGTCAGGCCCGCACGATCGGAGAGGCAATGCCAGAACAGGGCGGCGATCTCGGCCAGGCGCAGCTCGCCCGCGCCCGCGCGTTCGACCAGGGCGAATAGCGGCCCCAGTTCCTCCTCGGCGGCGACCAAGGCGGCGTAGCTGGGACGCAGCAGGCGCGGGGTCCCCTCGACTAGGATCGCCGCTTCCCCGCGCAGGGGGTTGGCTCGCGCACTCATGCCGGCACCACCGGGCCGGAGCTTTCCAGCTGGAGCGTGTAGTTGCGCTCCCCATTGAAGTCCCCGGCATAGTCCAGCCGCTGGATCAGGAAACGGCCGTGCAGTTTCTCGCCATCCTCGAAGGACAATTCGTAATCCGTCAGCGTCCCGGCCAGCGCATGGGTGCGCACGGAGGCTTCGGCCGCGCTGCCGAGGAAGATGCCGGCGGCGCTGACGGAGACCGAGCGCGTGCCCGCGCCCGACAGCAGGTCGCGCCAGCCGCCCGATTCCTTGTGGGTGACGACCACGGTCTCGCCGTTGATCGACATCTGGGTGGTGCGAAGGCCGGCGACGGTGTCGTATGCGGGCGGGGTTGCGCCGTCGCCGATCTTGAGCAGGAAGGCGGAGCCTTTCTGTGCGGTCATGGGAATTCTCCTTTGGTCAGGCTTCCAGAACCCGGAAGCGGTATTCGATCAGGATCGAGCGCAGATTGTCCGCCCGGCGTTCGGCGCGGGCGCGCAGGAACAGCGCGTTGGCGATGGCGAAGCCCGGCTGGGAGCGGGGCATCGCCTCGATCCGGGCTTGCACCGCGCGTGCAAGCGCTCCGGGCGGAAGCGGATCGTCGCCCCGGCAATGCAGCTCCAGCGCGATGCGCACCTCGCGGCCCGCGCGGGTCTTGGTGCTCCAGTCCGCGCTGGCGCTGGCTGCGATGCCGAGCCAGGGCGGCGTGGCGCGCAGCGGGGCTTCCTCCTCCACCGCATTGAGCGCGGCGAGCGCCGGATCGGCGCGCAGCCAGGCGGCCAGCGCGGTGCGCAGCATGGTTTCCATGGATCACGGTCCTTTCGTGAAGGCGGGCCAGAGCAGGCGCGCCATGCGCCAGCGCAGCGGATCGCGCTGCCGGGCGCGCAAGCGGCTCTCCGCCGCCGCCGCGACGATTGTGCCGGCCCGCCGGGCGAGCCAGGCGAACGCCCCGGCGGAAGCGATGCGGGCGCGGATCATGCGAGATGCAATTGCCGCCAGGGCCGCCACAAGGCGGCGACGGCGGCCGGCGGGGCAGCCGGAGCGGCATCCGCGCCGCGCTGGCCGAACAGATGCGCGGCAAGGCGGATGATGCCGTGGCGGATCGCCTGCGGCTGGTCGGCCCAATCCGCTTCGGGCAGGCCGCCGGTGAAGGCGTCGCAGATTTCGGAGGCCGTGCCGAGCAGGGCGGACAGAGTAGCATCTTCGGCCTCGGTGGTGATGGCGAGCCACGCCTTGAGCGCGGCCAGCGCGTCCGGCAGGCCGGCGGGAGTGAGGATGGGCATGGAGGTGGGTTCCCGGTGGTGAGGTGAAGACATCCTCCCTGTCCCGCGCAGCGGGATGGGGAGGGGGACCGCGACACCGCAGGTGTCGGGGTGGAGGGGCAGGTGCGCCCTGGCCCCTCCGTCAGCCCTGACGGGCTGCCACCTCCCCATGAGGCTGCGCCTCACGGGGAGGATCGAGTTTTATTCCGAAATCTTCAGCAGCTTGATCGCCGCGGAATCGAGCACCTGCCCGCCCACGCGCTTGGTGGCGTAGAAGTGGACGAAGGGCTTGTTGGTGAAGGGATCGCGCAGGATCGCGGTGGCGCTGCGTTCGGCGATCAGATAGCCGGCCTTGAAGTTGCCGAAGGCGATCGGGAACGTGCCCGCCGCCACGTCGGGCATGTCTTCTGCCTCCACCACCGGATAGCCCAGCAGCCGGTCGGGCTGGCCTTCCACCAGGCCGGGCTGCCACAGGAAGGCGCCGTCCGTGGTCTTGAGCTTGCGGATTTCGGACAGCGTCGCGCTGTTCATCAGCCAGCTCGCGCCCTGGCGGTGCCCGGCCTTCATCGTGTGGACGAGGTCGATCAGCACCAGTTCCATCATGTTGCCAAGGCCATCCTCATCCCCGCTCGCGACATATTGCAGCGTGCCGAAGGGGCGCGTGGTATCGCCCAGCGGCGAGGTCGGCGCGGCGAGGAAGCCCTTGGGCCGGTTGACGCCGTTGCCGTTCACGAAGGCCGCGCCTTCCGCCCGGGCGAACTCCATCGCGATCTCGGAAGCCAGCCAGGCTTCGAGGTCGAAGGCCGCATCGTCCAGCATCGCCTGGCTTGCAGCCGGATTGGCGTAGAGCTCGCCCGAAGGCGGGGCGATCTCGGCGAATTCGGGTGTGTCCGTCTCGGGCCGCGCTGCCGTCTCGCTGACCCAGCCCGAGGACGTGCCGCCCATGGCCACCAGCTTGCGGTATCCCGCGCTGCCCACCTGCACCACCTGGGCGAGGCGGCGGATCGGGCTGATTTCCTTGAGTTCGCTGGCGATCATCGCGTCGATCTCGCGCGGGACGGCATAGCCGCCTTCGGCCGGGGTCGCGCCGCTGATTGCCTTGATCTCGGTTTCGATGCCCTTGCGCAGGTAATTGTCGACGAAGCCCTTCACTTCGGGGCTGCCCTGCACTTCGCCCAGCAGCGGGCGGGCGGCGGCGCGGCTTACCCGGTCGAGCCGGGCCTTCACTTCGTCCACGTCGCCGCGCAGTGCGCCGATGGCCTTCTCGGCCTCGTCCTGCCGGGCGACGATATCGAAGGAGGCAGCCAGCGCCTCGGTTTCCAGTTGCATGTCCATTGGGTCGGTTCCTTTCGGTTGGGGCAAGAAGAGGGTGAGCCCCTGCGCAGGCAGGGGGCCTGGTTCGATGAGGCGGGAGGCCCCTGCCTGCGCAGGGGCTCACGATCAGCGGATCAGATGCACCCGCGCGCCGTGCTGCATCGGATGAGTGACCAGGCTGACCTCGATCAGCTCGACATCCTCCAGCAGGCGGCCGCCGGGCAGCGGGCGGTGGCTCCGCGCGCGGTAGCCGAAGCTGAGGCCGCTCACGTGCCCGCGGGCGAGGGCGGCGGCGAAGCGGCTGGCGGCCCGCTCGATCCGGGCGACCACGCGCAGGCCGCGCGCATCCTCCTCCAGCGTCTCGACCGTGCCGATCGCGCCGGGGCGGTGCTGCCACCACAGGGGGAAGGGGCGCGCCGCATGGTCCTCGATCGCGCGGGCGAAGGCGCCCTTGCGGATCACGTCGCCCGCGCCGTCCGCGATGCCGAACAGGGCCGCGTAGCCGGCGAAGCGCAAGGGGCCGGGGGCGGGAGCGCTCATTTCACCAGCCCTCCCACGCCCAGCCGCACGGCGATGCCGATCAGCAGCAGGGCGAGCAGGCCGCGCACCGCCCAGTCCACCGCCGCGCGCCAGGCGCTGGCCTTGGCATCGCGCCAGGCCTGCAGCAGCTGGCGCAACTCGCCGATGTCGCCGCGCGCATCCTCATCGGACAGGCCCAGGCGGGCGAGCACGCGCTCGGCGCCCAGGTCGCAGGCTTCCTCCACCACGGCGCGCAGGGTGGCTGCGTCGGCGCCTTGCTGCGCGGCCTGTGCGATCAGCCCGGCAAGCATGTCGCGATGGGTCATGTCGCGTCTCCTTTCGGGGTTTCGATGCCCAGCAGCGTTCGCTTCTCGCCATCGGTGAGGAAGCCGGCGGCGCTGACCTGCGCCCACAGCCGCTCGCGGTCTTCCGCCAGCTCGGGCACGCGATCGAGGTCCACCGCCAGCCGCGCATCGGGGAACCAGGGCTCCAGCCCTTCCGCGATGCCGGAAAGGATCTTGCCCGCCAGCGGCAGCAGGGTGAGCCGCCACAGCGCGCGGTTCGCCTCGCGGTAATTGGCGTAAGTCGCGTCGCCCGGCAGGCCCAGCAGCATCGGCGGCACGCCGAAGGCCAGCGCGATGTCGCGCGCGGCGGCGGCCTTCAGCTCGGCGAAGTCCATGTCGGCGGGAGAGAGCGAGAGCGATTGCCAGCGCATCCCGCCTTCCAGCACCATCGGCCGCCCGGCGCGGGCCTGGCCGGAAAAGCCGGCGGCCAGCTCGTCCTTCAGCCGCTCGAACTGCTCGGGCGTCAGCAAGCCCGCATCGCCGCCTTCCATCACCAGCGCGCCGGAAGGGCGCGCCGCGTTTTCCAGCAGGGAACGGTTCCATTGCGCGGCGGCATTGTGGATCGCTACCGCCTGCTCCGCAGCGGCCAGGCAGCCCGCGCCATAATGGTCGTCCGCCGGGTGGAAGGCGCGGATATGGATCAGGCAAGGCCAGCCGTCCTCGTCTTCCAGCGGGATCGAAAGGCATTTCTCGCCCACGCGATAGCTGTAGGAAGCGGGCCAGCCATCCGCGCCCGGTACCACCGAGACGCGCTCGGGCCGCAAGGCGAACAGCTCCACCGGCCAACCCGCGCCGTCCTTCAGGATCTGCACATAGGCATTGCCGTGGAGCAGCAGCTGCGCGGCCAGCGTCTCCAGCAACGGCTGGCCCGCGCTGGCGGCCTGCACCAGCTTCGCCAGCTCGGGCGCGACAAGCAGCAGCGGGGCGCGCGCCGCCCCTTCCGCGACCAGCCGCACCGCGCGCTGCGCCACGGGGTTCTCCAGGAAGGCGCGCAGCACCGCGGCGCGATATTCGAACGGCATCCGCGCGCCCGCAGGCTCGAAAGCGAAATGCCACGGCGAGGTGAAGCTGCGCGCCAGGGGCGCACGGGCCTGCCCCCCGCCCTTGAAGGCGGAGGCGATAGCGGTGAGGAAGGACAT